TCCCATACGGACGTATTTGACCCCGTGTTCGGGGAGATTGTCGCCTATGCTGTTCTGAAGCACTACGCGAAGCACATACAAGCCTCTGGTGTTACACCTACGGCTGACCACATGCTGTTCATCTGGAACGGTGGAGGTGGTGCTTGGAAGCGCGTAGAGAATCCCATCAACGACCAGAAGCAAATCAATTTGAATACCTACAGAAGTAGGGCAACCCCAATCATAACAAAGTATCTAAATGAAAAGAAAAGGCGTCAGTCTCCGCAAGGAGCATAAATCATCCAAAGGCGGTCTCACCGCTAAAGGGAGGAAGCACTACAATGCTAAGACTGGCTCCAATCTAAAAGCACCTCAGCCACAAGGAGGCTCTCGTAAGAAATCCTTCTGTGCTCGTATGGGTGGCGTCAAAGGGCCTATGAAGGATTCCAAAGGTCGCCCTACACGTAAGGCTTTGGCACTAAGAAGATGGAAATGCTAAACTATTATGAGCTTATACAAAAACATTAATCGTCGCCGTAAACTCGGCATCTCGCGTAGTAAAAAGAAATCTACTGTTAGCGCTAATTCTTACTCAAGTATGAAGAAGGGCTTTCCTGATAAGAAAAAATAAACCAATTTCGTTCCCATCCGCAAGAAGTAACAGCTTTGCCCTCCGAGGAGGATAACCTAGCGGTGAACCAAGTGAGTAAAGAACACCCAACTGTAGTCCCCACTCTGGGCGCTACTCTAAGTAAACTAACTCAAAAATAGAAATAATATAATGGCTAATACAAGTCCGTCCCGTTTGGGACAAGTAAACGGTTCTGGAGATGCTAATGCACTCTTCCTTAAAGTGTTCTCGGGAGAAATCCTGACGACCTTCGAGGAGCAGAACATCATGAAAGACCTCCACATGGTTCGCACCATCTCGTCTGGTAAAACAGCTCAGTTCCCTGTTACAGGTGTTGCTGATGCTAAGTACCACACTGTTGGTGAAGACATCGTGGATAGCTCTAACAGCTACCTATCAACCATCAAGCACGCTGAGCGTACCATCAACATCGATGACGTTCTGATTGCTTCGACGTTCATCGCCAATATCGATGAGCTTAAGAACCACTACGACGTCCGTAGCATCTACGCTAAGGAACTCGGTAAGGCTCTTGCTAAGCGCTTCGACATCGCAACAATGAAGACTCTCTTCGCTGCTGCTGGTGGTTCGTCTCCTATCGGTGGTAACGGTGGTACAAGCATCTCTGGTGCTACTACTGACACTGCTGCTGGTCTTGTTGACTCGCTCTACGCTGTTGCTCGCTCTCTTGACGAGAAAGACGCTCCAGACGAAGGTCGTTTTGCTATCCTGACTCCTTCTCAGTACTACACTCTCCTTACTTCCGACAACGTTGCGATCAATCGTGACACTGGTGGTGTAGGTAATGTTGCAACTGGTAAGATCGCTCAGGTCGCTGGTATCAACCTCTTCAAGAGCAACCACCTCGACAGTGTTATCAACCTTGGTGACGCTTCTGCTGTTGCTACTGACGACGGTGCATCTAACAATGATGTGTTCGGTGCTAGCGGTGCTGGCTACAACGGTGACTTCTCTGGTCTTGCCTCTGGCGGTGCTAAGGGATTCCTTGCAGGTACTAAGGAAGCTATCGGTACTGTTAAGTTGCTCGACTTGGCTACTGAGTCTGAGTACCAGATCCAACGCCAAGGTACATTGTTCGTTGCTAAATACGCAATGGGGCACGGATCTTTGAGGCCAGAATGTGCTGTGAAGGTTCTTCCTGCATAGTAATTAACAATTAAGCGGAGCCCCTTGGGACTATCCCCTTGGGGCTCTTTTTAACCTCTCTTTAACTTTATATAAATAATATGCCTACAACCTCGCTCTCTACGACTCTCCTTGAGTCTGTAAATATCGTCCTTGCTAACTTAGGTGAGTCTCCAGTTAATTCTCTTTCTGGTGGCGCTCTGCCACAGCAAGTGTCGCTGGCGTTAAACACAATCGAGGAAGTAAGTACCGACATCCAGTCTAAAGGCTGGTGGTTCAATCAAAAAACAGGAAGCAACTATGACACTACTGCCAATGTTGTTATCTATCCGAGTAGTACTAACAATAACTGGAGCTCGGACATCCCAGAGGAAGCACGACGGTACATCACAATCCGTGCTTCTCGCATTGCACAAACACGATTAATTGGCTCAGAAGAGCTACAAAAATTTAGTTACAATGAGGAGCTAGTAAGTCTAGCCATCCTTCAACAAGCCCACGTCCGTAACTCCAACGGAACCTTAGACTTTAACTCGTTCCCAGCGGAACTCAGAGGTCTTGGAATGGACGAGGTTATGTTCCTTCAGGGGAACGTAGAGGAGAAGATTGGTACACTCCGTCTCGGTGGTGAACTAGCTAACATCGCTAAGACTAAAGCCGAGACAGACCTCATAGCCGACCAAGAGGCACTGGTTGCTAATCAAGCAGCTACTGAATTAAAGAGTGCCCTCAAGACCGTTGCTGAGACCTCGTTAATTAATGACCAAGAAGCCTTGGTTACTAAGCAGGCACTCACAGAAGTCCAGAATGCCCTAAAGGTCATTGCAGAGACATCCCTGATAAATGACCAAGAAGCGTTAGTTGTTAAACAAGCGTTGACTGAAGTCGCTAAAGCAACAGACATTGGAGCTGATACTACCATCAAAGGTAAACAAGGCTCTTTAATTGACAAGCAAGCTCTTACTGAGGTGAAGAATGCGCTAAAGGTTGTTGCTGAGACTTCACTAATAAACGACCAAGAAGCGTTAGTTGTTAAACAAGCTCTAACCGAGGTGGCGAAAGCTACTGACTTAGGAGCCGATACTGCTCTAAAAGGTAAACAAGGCTCTTTGGTAGATGCACAAGCAACAGATGTTGCCGCCGATACTACTCTTAAAGGTAAACAGGGTTCATTAGTTGATGCACAAGCAACTGACGTAGCCGCAGACACAACCCTCAAGGGTAAACAAGGAAGTCTTGTGGATGCTCAAGCAACTGATGTCGCTGCTGATACCACTCTTAAGGGTAAGCAAGGAAGTCTTGTAGACGCTCAGGCTACTGATGTTGCTGCTGATACAACCCTGAAAGGTAAACAAGGTTCCCTAGTGGACGCACAGGCTACAGATGTTGCAGCCGATACAACCCTCAAGGGCAAGCAAGGCTCATTAGTAGATGCTCAGGCTACGGACGTTGCCGCAGATACTACGCTTAAGGGTAAACAAGGTTCCCTAGTTGATGCCCAAGCCACAGACGTAGCTGCTGACACTACTCTTAAAGGAAAACAAGGGAGCCTCGTTGATGCACAAGCTACCGACGTAGCAGCGGATACGACCTTGAAAGGAAAACAGGGTTCCCTAGTGGACGCACAGGCTACCGATGTCGCAGCTGATACAACCCTTAAAGGCAAACAAGGGACTGCTCTTGATGCTGACACAGCCCTAAAGACCTCCCAAAAGACCCAACTAGACGCCCAGACAGCTATCGAAGCCACAGCCGAGAAAGCCTTCTATGACGGAGTTGTAGCTGGCACTCAAGAAACCTATCGAGACTACGCCGCTGAGATGCGTATGATGGGTATTCAAGAGAGTGGTATTAGTGTTCGAGGCGAAATTCCTTTCCAGCAGACCCCTGCCTACAAGAAGGTAGAGATGCTCAAGGATGCTGCTAAGTTACGCCTAGTGACAGCCACAGAGACAGGCACAGATGCCACAGAGCTCTCTGAAGTGAACAAGATAATGCGCTTTATTGGTGAGCCTCCTGTGACAGCATTGAACGACAACTCCTTAGCCTCTGAGTGTGTTCGCCTACTGCGTGACACTGATACCGAGCTACAAGGACGTGGATGGTATTTCAACATCGATGAAGATGGTGTCATTGTTCCTAAAGCACTCGGTGACACCCCACAGAAGTACCGTGAGTATCTCAGTGTTCGTGTAGCTATCTTATTGACCGAGCTATACCCACAGAGCGGTGTAGACATCCAGCGTCTTCCGAAGATGGAAGCGGAGCTACGGGCTTACTTTAAAGACCGTGAGTTTGATGATGCTAACTACTCCATATTTGACA